GGTCGCTTTTCAAAAGCTTGACCCAATGCCCAATATATTCGATGTGATCACCGCGGGTTTCGTCTTCTACAATTCCAAGGTCTGCACAAATAAATGCGGACCCTAGTTCTGCTACCAATTCTTCGTAAGCGTAATCGGTGCGCGGTGTAGATGCTGTAGCATTGAAGCGATTTAAGCGGTGCGTTATGCCTGTCCAGTGTACAATTTCATGTGCTAACACAGCGTAGAAAGACTCTGCGCTACGAAATGAATACATTTTCGGCATCCTAATTTCGTCTCGTTTGGGATCGTAAAAAGCGTGATCACCACCGCAATAAACATTTGCTAACGTTGCGTTAAAGTAATTTTCGCACCGATCAATAGTTTGAACCTCATTGTTAATTTTAATGCTTCTAGGTTCAACACCGTCTATTTGCTCAATGTTGAAAACCGCATACGCTTTTGGGATCATAAAGCTTTTTTCGGTATCATCACCAGCATCGTCTTTTTCGTTGATTTGCACCCAGCGGATAACTCTGGCTGTAGCTTTCTGACCTTTGCGTACATTGCCACCGCGCTTCTTCCATGCGTTATAGGTTCCCCATTCATTATGGTTAAATCCGTTAACGTGCGCGGCCATGAAAAGAACAATGATATTTAAACCATTGTAGCTTTCGCCTTGTGCATTAATAGGTAGACCGCGTTTAGCCCAGCTAGCTTTCCAGTCACCTTTCAAGGTTTCCATGCCAGCTATTATTTGGTCGGTAATTGTTTGGTAAGCGTCTTTTTTAGTTAAATTTTCCATCAGTCAATTCTCCAAAAGTTCCTGATATTACTAATAAAGGTAATATAATATCTTTTTTCGGATTTTCAATAGCAAAAGCGATAATATATTGCTTTTTCTTTTTTTGACTGATATTAGTTATCATATGGTTGCAGATGGATATACAAGAAAGCTTTCCGCTTTAGGCATACGACAAGCGCAATTTGCCGATAGGCTAGGCGTGTCTGCGATTAATGTGCGTAAGATGCTATCAAGCGAAAACAAACGATACACAGCGCTCATTGACGCGCTTGAGTTGATGTCTGATGAACAACGCCATCAGTGGCTTGATCTGTAATTATTTTAAATTCTTTAATAGGTATTAAACCAAGTTCGTCATTATCGTTAGGCCCAGTTCTACGTTTCCAACCATGACATCCTTTAATAAGCGCCAATTTTTTATTCAATCGACAATACGCTAAAACATCGATGAACTGCACCACGTATAAACAAGCAGTATCGGTGGTTGCTTCTATCATCCGCGCTTCTATCAATTTTTTTAAATTTATGAAGATATATGGATATTGTTTTAAGCGATTATTAAGACATCGTATTTCAACGAAAGCTTTAATCTGACGATCTTTAAAACTCCCAACATCGCCTTTAAGTGCCATAAAATCGAATGTCGAAAATTTCGGCTGCTTTTCCATTTTGCACTGCCACAAGTGCTCTAAAAGTGAAGCTATTATGAGTTCGTTAGATCGGTCGGTACTGTTTTCAACACCATCTTTGTTTGCTCTATAATTTCCATACATCTGCGGCCTCGGTTAACGCTTCCCTAAGCATACTTATCGGACTTTGTTTTGTAGCAGACCAATTTTTTTGTTTCGCCCATGTGCCAGCAAACTCGTTATGGCCACACACGCCTATCATAAGACTTTTTTGTTTTAAATTTAGACGCGCTAAAATAATGTTTATTTGCTCTCGACTTATAACTTCTTCGTCTACACCACCAGCTACACCACTTGCTTGTCCATATCGTGAAATAATTCTGCTTTGATTTGATGCACGATAATAATGCTGTCTAAAAAGGTTTCCTGCTTCTAACTGCCTGTCTGTAATCAATGTTCTATGAAACATAATGTCTAATACATGTTCGTGTCTGACGCGAAGTACTGTTTGCACCGCTTTTCCGCTTTTAGGTTTAAAAGCTATTTCGTCTATTGGGCTATGTTGCCCTCTTTCTCTTGTTGGAAGTATGTCATCTAGTTCAAGCGCTTTTGCTTTTTTACTCATAAACCGCCTCCAAATTTACATTTTGACGCCTTAAAATCCAAGAATGTAAATTCTCTTCAATTACTTCTATTCGCTCGGCTAGTTCTAAGTCTCCCAACATTAGATCTTTAATTTTATCTACGCTGTAATGAATACTTGTTCTGTCTTTTTGAAAAATTCTACCAATTTCTGTAATGGTAAAACTACGACAATGTTTTTGCGTTAAGTACATTGCTACCTGACGTGGCCTTGCATAATTACGCAACTGACAACTAGCAATCAAATCTCGTTCTTCAATGTCAAACTCTTGTGCAACGAACTCCATAATTTTTTTACATAGTTCTGTATCTTTAAATTGAGAGTTTATCTTTTGATTAAGTGAAATTTGTGGTGCGGTTGCTAATTGCTCGGCAAGTTTACTTATTAACCAAGCGGTTTTTTGATCATCAAGCGCATAATCAATAACAGGTTTTCTTTGACCCTGTATGTAAATCTGCAATCGCATCGGTTCGTTATTATTTTTTGGAAAAACATTTACTCTCATTACACCACCCTCATCGTAGGTTTTGTTTGCAACTTGACTAAATTACTTTCTACGTTGGGGAGCTTTACGCCCTCAGGCGCTAAAGCAACCAACTCTTTTTTTTCCTCTTCGGTAGCATCGTTAAACGCTTGCTCTATTAATCTTGCGTCTTGTTTAATAGTTTGTTCAGTTGCCCATGATTGCTTTGCAATATTTCCGTATTTTTGCCAGCGTTCTTTCAACTGTGTAATAACAGATTTTTGCACCGCTACTTTGTCATAAACATCGTCTCGCCATTTGCCGTTATCAGTCATCTTGTTGAGCCAAACATCAGCTTTGGGAATAAAACGTCTTTCTTGTTCAGCGTGACCATTAACGAAACTGTTTAAATCGCTTATAATTTTTTCAATAGATGTGCCGTTATTTAAAAGTTTAAAAAGTTTTTCTCTAACATTTTGCTTATTTGCTACTCGTATTCCCCCGCCTTCTAGTCGTACTTTGGGATATGCGGCCCAAAACTTTTCGAAATCATCAGAAAACTCTTTTTTCTTAAATTGCTTATTATTTGTATTCTTAGTGTGCAATGGTTGCACAGGTGTTGTGAAATGATTGCTCAATGGTTGTGCAATGGTTTCACATTGGTTGGGTAATGATTGCACAACGCTTTCATGGGCTATCAGTATACGGTAAATGTTTGAACCGTTTGTCTTCTTCCAGTCTATTATCTTTTTAGCTTTTAAATTATTGAGACACGTCTGAACCGTTCTACGAGACAATCCGGTCTCTTCCGCAAGCTTCGTTGTAGATGGAAAAATATTAGGTAAATGTGTAGCTAAAATAAAAAGTGTTAGTTTTTCAGACGGAAGTAAATGTAAGTTTCGGATCTTTAAATAAATCATTTTACCGATCCCCCTGCAATTTTACCCAACGTCTCCATTGTCATTACAACTAGGGTTTCTTTTCTCGGTTCAGATACAAACAAAATGTCTGCGCTTTTTAACCAACTTCGAGGCCTCTTCAATCCGCCTTTTATTCTCTTATTTTCGCCTTCTGTTTTAACACCGTTGGGAAACGTTATTTTAAAATCACAACTCTTTTCTTCTCCTAGTTGACCCGCTCTACGATCAACGCGCACCGCTTTAATATTAAAGTCAGTTAGCTGGTCTCGTACTTTATACTCATCTAGGCGCCCTAAAATATGTGCTTTAGCCATCCCATATCTCCGCAACTAAAGGTTGAGGGTTAACCAACTTTTTATTAGCTAACGCAACCAATTTTTTTCTGGTTGAATAAGAGTCAGGCAATCCGCGAACCTTCCAATGTGAAATTGAAGGCTGTGCTTTGTTTAATTCTGCGGCTAATGCTTTCACACCTCCGAGAGCGGATATTACCTTTATTGCTATCAATAAATCTTTTTGTGTAGGGTTCTCTGTCATCAGTTACAAATATTCCTTTTAGGAACTATTGTAAACCGATTTTTATTTTCAGAAATTCGTGCAAGGAATATAGACAGTTAAAAAGCAGCCGCTTTTCCGCAACAAACTTTATGTTTACAACTTTCCCTCAAGGAATTATTATTATATACAGTGGTTATTACTTCAGGAGAAAATTATGTATAATCCATTACGAGAAGCTTGGTTAAAAGGTGCAACCAAAAGCGAACTAGATACATTACACAATAATCAACCGACACCAGAGGAATGGAATGACGCGCACGCTGTAGCGCATAAATTAAAACAAGTTGGTATGTTTAAAGAGTCAACACGGTATTTAAAAATAAAAGGATACCTATAATGACACAGATAGCGTTATCTCCATTTGACCGTATACCAACGGATAAAAATTTTACTGTTGGCGCTACTAAATATGGCGCTATACAACAAAATGGTATGTATGAAGAATGGTTAGTTGATACAGGAAAACAGTCACCAGAAAATCTAGACAATAAACTTCCTGTACAAATGGGCAAATTTACTGAGCCTCTTAATAAACGTTGGTATACACAACAAACAGGAATTAAGTTTCTTGACTTATCATCGTGGGAAAAACAGTGGCGCGATAAACCAGAAATAGAATTTCAACATCGTGAACATAACTGGTTAATGGTGCATCCTGACGCGGCTTATGTTGATTTTGACAAAAATGAAATGGTGCTTGTCGATTTTAAACACACCAACATGCAAAATTTTAGCGGTGGGTTTTTGCGTACACAATTCATAGAACGATACGAGCCACAATTACAAATGCAAATGTTTGCGGCTTCTAGTGCTTTAGGTATAGATGTTAACCGCGCGGAAATGAGCGTTTTGTATGGAAATGCACAATGGGACATTATTGAATTTACAGCGCAACCAGAAAGACAAATAGAAATACTAAAGACGCTTCAACAATATGTGCATTTTGTTGTTAATGACATAGAACCACCGCACGACGCCATTCCAGAAATAACGAAGCAAATAGTAACCCCTAGCCAAATATACGATTGGGATGAGTCAAACGAAGAAAACATTGACTCAAACTCTGCACGAGAATGGCAAGTATTGCGTGAGCAATATCTTAAAACAAAGACAGATTACGATGCACATAATGAAGTTAAAAAGCTAGCTAAACAACTTATGCCAGACGATGCGCGTGTAGCTGGTTGTAATAAATTAACTATGGAACGTAATAAGCGAGGAATTGTTTTCAAAGAACAAAGAAAGAAGGTGAGACATGGTTAAAAAAGCAACACCTTTAGCAAGCCACGACGAGCGGTTAAAAGAATTTTTACCAGCTGGTACGGATTTCAATGATGCTGTGTGGTTGCACAAGCAGAGCGGTATGCGAATTGTTAAACATAAGTATTTAAAGCAGATCGCTGGCTTGCACCAAATCAAGCCACTGCCCTCAACTGTCGACATAAAGTATTATCCAGAGCAAAGCAAAGCTACTTGTTTTGTCACAGTAGAAAACGCTGACGGACAACAGTTTTGCTCGGTTGCAGAGGCAGACCCGAAAAATAACAAGAACGCTTATCCTGTAATGATGGCGTATAAACGCGCTTTAGATAGAGCTATATTAGAAGCGCTAAATCTGCAAGGCTTCTTTTATTCTGATGCTGAAATTCTATTAACAGAACAAGAGCAACAAGATTTTCCAACAGAGCGTGCTGAAAAAGCACAACAACTAGTGCAACAATTAGAAAAGCCAGAAAAAATTAATCTAAACAAAGCACACGATACATACGTAGAGCACACAATACAAATGCTTAACGAGTCGCAAAATTTAGCCGTGTTTATGGAAAATAAAAGAGTAATTAGAAACCAAGAAGAATTTAAAAAGCTTACAAAGCAAGACGCGCAACGCATAGCTCTAGCCGCTCTTAAGAAACACGAAGAATTAAGCATGGTGCAGGCCGCAGAATGAACGACCAGCAAGCTAAAGAATTACTAAGGTTAAAATCACAGATAGCGCAAGCAAGCACTGTTAAAGCCTTCAATTCTATAGCTACAGAAGCACTCAAATGGGCGGTAAAAAACCTCCCAAATGATGGAATAAATAAACAAGGTTTAATCAATTTAATTACTGAAACAAGAAAACGAATACAAAACAAAAGGAGAAGGTAAATGGCTGGTGTAAACAAAGTAATAATAGTGGGAAATTTAGGGCGTGATCCCGAAATTAAAACAATGTCTAACGGAAATCTTGTAGCAAATTTATCGATAGCGACAAGCGAAACATGGAAAGATAAAGCTACAGGAGAAAGACAAGAACGCACCGAGTGGCATCGCGTGGTTATTTTTAATGAGGGATTGGTAAAGGTTGCGGAGCAATACCTTGCAAAAGGTTCAACCGTTTACATAGAGGGGCAACTACAAACGCGCAAGTATGGGCCAGAGGGCGCGGAGAAATACACAACAGAAATTGTCTTGCAAAAATACAAAGGTGAATTGACAATGCTAGGCAGTAGAACATCATCAAACGGTGGTTCATATGATGCTGAAAGTGGAGGCAGTTACTTGCAAGCAAAACAAGGTTCAAGCACAACAATTAATGAAGATCTCAACGATGAAATCCCATTTTAATGTCGCTATGAAAAACAAAGTTATTAACGCTTTACAGAACTTAACATATGAGCAATTAGAAGCGGTTAATTATTTTATCGTCACGTTGAAAAAAACAGGAGGCAATAAATGACAGGAAAACAACTACTTCTCGTAACTTGCCTGTTTAGCTTGCTAGGGTTAGCTATAGCTGATGGCATTGTTCATATAACGGTATTGTATTGAAAAATGACAAAGATTGGTGGGTGGTTGCTGACAGCAAAAAGCTGGGGCGTGAAGGTTGGCTTCCCGAATACAATTCTGACTTACGCAAAGCAAGAGGTTTGTCCGATGCTGGAACGCACTGGATGGTAACTCGACGTATAAAAAAACATCATTTTCAAATTTGGGTAAAGAAAAAAGTTAGACCAAGTAAACCAGAACCTTGGTTTAACTTGCGGAGGATAAAATGATCTTGGTAGAAACAACTTTATATAAAGCGGCTGTCATCATAAGCTTCGTTGCAAATATGGCAGTTCCAGAGATTAGAGAAGAAAAAAGATTTACACTTGGTGATAGGTTTGTTAACCGCTTAGAGTGCGTTGAGCAAGTGCAACATTATTTACAGGCTATACCTGAGCACTTCATAACAGAATACAATGTTAGAATTGAAGAACAATCTTGTTTTCCAATTAAAATAAAGTATTACGTTTCTCCGCCTATTCCTCGTCAGCGTCCTGTTGTTTAGTGTGGCAGTCGCATTTACAAACTTCGGGATTACAACCACACTCTACACAGCTATCACAAGCACATTTTTTTTCATCAACCATTATATACGCTTTCCTTCCGTAATAGCGACGGTAGTAGTTCACGACAAAAATAACCTGCGCTCGTCGAGCCGTCTTAATTGTAAACCTCGTAGCTTGCGTCCACCAGCAAAGCACCATTTAGGAAATTCATCGGCTGCTTTTTCATTGTTCCCTGCAATAATAAGTTTACGAAGTGTTGAAGCTTTCAGACTTCTACTTCCTAAATTATATGTAAAACTAACAAGTGCTGAAAATTCGTTTTCGTTCATCTCAATAGGAATTAAACGGTTTACTGATCTTTCGTAGCTTATTAACTGTCTATCTAATAAGTCTAAACCTTCTTGTTCTGTAACAGGCGGTGTATCTTTTTGTATAGGGCGCCCATCAAGCAGTCGTGTTGCTCCAAACCCAATCGTCCACACACCTCCGCTACATATATATGGATCACTGCGAAAGCCTTCCCATTTTTTTATAAGATCAATGCCAGCGTTATTAGTTTTCATGAGGCTGTTTGATAACACGGCTAATATTCATAAAATCTAATCGGCTATTAGGAACGTGTCTCCATAGCGTTTTGCCATCTTGCTCAGTTTGAAAAACTGTTTCGTAAATACCTACTTTTATAATTAAGGCCTCTTGACTTCCGTCTATTACAACGACATCGCCAGTATTAAAAGCCTTGCCCATTATAAATCTCACACCGCACATGAAATTTGTAATAGCGTTTTTTATAGCAAGACCGACTATTAATGAAAGCGACAAAGCAATAATTGGAGTAAGCCAAACCGCAACGTCTAAACTTATCTTGTCGATATGTTCCACTACGACCTCCGCGATTTACTTCCGCTACACTTCCATCGCTTTCTACTTAACCTTAATGGGGAATTTGGGTTTTTAGCTGACTTTGGGTATTTACGCATCTGGGCCATTGATCTTGCACAATATGCGTCACCTTTTTTACTTGATGGACGCACTCGAGGACCACCACCTTTAGCTTTTCCAGCTTGCCCATAACTAACACGCTTGCCAGAAGAGGTAACCTTGACCTTTGCTTTTCCTTTAGCTGGCTTTGCCATTACGCTCTTCTTGTTTTGCGTTTAGGTTTCTTTGCGGTTTTTGCCGCCGCTTTAAACGCTTTGTCAGTTGGCGCACCTGGACTATTAGGTTTACGCATTGTCTCTGGTTTTTTACCAGCCGCTTTCTGTCTTTTTATACGTTCTCTTTTTTTATGAATATTTCTATAAAGACTCATTATTTTTTGTCCCTCTCGTTCCACAGTTGAAATAATGTGCGGACTTTTTCTTCCAGCACGTCTAAGCGATTAAATGCTTTTGCAAACAAAACAATAGCGGCGGTTACAGCTACCAATACAGGCCAGATAGCATTAAAAATATCTAAAAGAGTTGCGTCTGCCATTGCTCTTTACTTTCGTTGAAACATTCGGGAACCAAAATAAAATGAAATAATAGCGGCTAAGATTGGACTGTCCACATTATCATTCCAAATTAAAGGCAGGGCATCAGCTACGACCACTCCCTCGCCAATAGCGTTCCATAGACACACTGCTTTTATTGCTAAATAAGTTAAAAGAAAAAGATATGCGATGGTTGGTCTTACACTTGCTCTGTAAGCACCGATAAAGCCATCGTTTTTTTCGTGTTGTTTTGAAGCATACAAAGCAACCATTTCGTTGCTCATGCTTTCCACGTGCGCTTGCTCTAGTTGATACTTTGCCGTTTGCTCCGCAAGCTGGGCTTGTTTTTCAAGCATTGCTAATTCGTGAGCGTTGCTTTGTTTTTGCTCAAAATACCCGAGCACTTTGGGCAAAAAGCTAGTGCCAAAACCTAACAATGATCCAAGAATAGTAAGCAAACTACTTAACCAGTTCGCTTACGCCAGCTAAAACAATAAATCCCGCTACGCCTACACACAAAACTTTGCTAGTAGTTGTTTGTCTTTTCCACCAATCTTTAATATCTAATGCTAACTCATGCACTTGTTTCATTTTTTTGTCCTTTAAGTTTTTGTAAATTTGCGTGTATAACGTGAATTATTTCTTCGGCTTGACGCTCATTAAAAACCAAGGCGCTTGCTTCGGTTTTAACTACAACATTATCTCCGTCTACTTCGGCCCATACATTAGTTGTTTTTTGTGGTGTTGGTGGTGACTGATAACTTGGTCCTAGCTTTGTTAATACGTTCAACGCCTCGGTTTCCTTTCTCTAATAAATCAAACTCGCATACGACAGCGCCATCACTGCCAACAATCATCCGCACTACTTTAGCCGCTTTTTGTTCTGCGGTTAACGGCTTTGGCCCTGATTTGGTTTCAAGATTAACAGCTTTTACATCAATTAACAAAATGCGCGGCCTAATGATACCGCGCCTTTGATATGCAATCAGGTCGCATAACGATTGCTGACCAAGGTGCAAAAAAACTTCGTATCGTCTTCTAGTCAAAAAAGCAGCCGCTGTCAGTTCAGCCCAAGTACCAAGCCTGTGCGCCTGATAGTTTTTTACCTTATCATCTGACATATGACAATTAGCGTATTGCTTCCCACAACCACGCTATAGCACCAGCCAACAAAACTAAAACACCACCAAACCGTAAAGCTACCCAAAAACCTCCCCTACTCATGTTTAGCGCTTTTGTTAGTTGCGTTGTGTCTTTTCGTATTGCAGAAATATCATCACGCATATCTGCTATAGCTTGTTCGGCTTTTGCAAGTCGGTCGCGCTCGTCGGGGTTCATGTTCATGCTGACGCTTTACCCTGAGGTTGAAATGCACCTTTTATTCCTTGATCAACAACGCACGAATGATTGCTTGGCAAATGTACAACAGCTAGCCACCTAGTGTTTTCGCCCTGCACGTTCATCCATATTTCAGTAATGTGTCCTTTATCAGACCATCCGCGCCATACACTAATCATGTTAGCGTCTTTCAATGACTGCATTAACATTTCTCTAGGTGGGCATCCCACCTTTTCGGCTACGGCATAATTTTGAAACAAAAAAAATGCCGCTAAAAAAGCGGCTATACGCATTGGCATCTCCATGAAACCTGTTAAGGTAAAGTATGCGTCAATTTATAGAAGTATTAGCTTGTTCGTTACTGCTAGCAATAACGTGTGGTGGTTATTGGTCTACTGTAGTGCTGGTTGTGTACCCATTCCTGTTGGTCGGGCTTGTGGCATTGGCGTTTGTTGGTTTGTATTTGCTTCTGTTGGTTGTGTTGGGATTACCCCTGATGAACCAAGCGCGTCAACATAAGAAGCCAAAGCCGCTTTTACGTCTTCATTAATTTCCTCGCCAGCCGCTACTGCAGGTAGTCTATTGATATGTGCAACCAATCTAGTAGGGTTGGTTTGCACGATGTCACCAGCTTTAGCTAACCAATTAATAAACTTAGGTTCGGTTATTAATGTGCCTAATGCTTTGTTGACTCCTAACGTGCCACCAGCAGTAGCGGCACCTGTAGCAAGCGCAGTTCCCAAATCTTGACCAATAACACTACCTAAAACGCCACCAGCACCTGTTAGATAGTTAAATAAATTATTAAAAAATGATGTATTGCTGGTGTTCAGCATATTTTGACTATCTTTAAGAGAAGCCGTGACTCTTGCTAACCTATCTAATGCTTGTCTTCGCGGATCGGCGGTGGTGCCGAACATAGCGTCTTTCGCACGACGATTAATGTTGTTCCAATTAGTTAGAAATGTGTTAACGCTAAAAGCGTCACCGTCAACATTTTGTTGGTTGTTTTTAGCAACGCCAAGTTTTCTAATTTGATAGCCAGTAAACTCATCCCAAACATCGTTGGGAATACCAGCTTTAATTTTACGAATAGCTATGTGGCCATCTTTTGTGCCAGCTAACGCTCGATCAATTATCTTGGCTGGCTGACTTTCAACGTTAAGCAATGGATCAAGAAATTTTTTATTTCGCTCTGCGTAATTTGACCAATAACGATTAGCTCTGTTAAAAGCAGCGGTTCCTTTTTCCCCTCCGTATCGTGTTGCGGCCTCACCCATATCATTTGATAAAGCAAAGTATAATTCTTTTAATTCTGTCGCATTGTCGGGCGGTGGCGATTTGAAAGCTTTTCTACCTACATCGCTCCGCAAATTTTTGATCAAATTATAT